CGGTAAGATTGACCATTTTCAATGTGCTTCAAGATACTCCGGCGGCTACCGATTACGAATATAACGGAATACATGCTGCGGAGGAAAATTTTACTACTCAATGGTACACCAAAAAAAATCCCAGTCTAACAATCAAAGCTCGGTTAGCCCGACTGCTAATCATGTATCAAATGTGCTTAGACTATGGTGTCCCCAACGACGACAGTTATGCCACAATTAACAATTCTGTCAATACTCTCAAAGACAGCAAGGACAAATGGAAAAAATTTTACGATGAAAATTTAGATTTTGATAATTATTTTGTTTGTCCAAGTATTGCAGTACTAGATAATATCTCAGAATTTCTAAACAACAAAATTAAAAAACTATTTCCTGGAACCAAAATTGTCATTGAACTAGATAGTTTTTCATGCAATGGCGATGCTGAATTTGTAGTTAACTATAACAATAAAGAAATTTATAAACAATTGTTACCAAGTGGGCATCACAAGTTAGAATTTGATGTACCATACGATCACGAAAACTCTAATCGTTTGGAGTTTGGGTTGACCAACAAAGCACCAATGGATACGTTAGTAGACAAGCACGGTAACATCCTTGCTGATAAAAAAATACACCTAACATCGGTAAAGATAGAGTCTGTAGAATTACTTAAGGAGCCAGAATATTTTTATCAACAATCGCAGTACTATGAGCAAGGGGCACTAATGCCGGAAGCCAGGCCTGGATTTTGGTGCAATAGTTCTATTGTATTTGAATGGAAAAATTCTTTTTGGATAGCATTTCAAAAATTTAGGAGAAGTAAAAGATGGATACAAGGTTCTATCAACAATACAGATACACTTATACAATCCAAATTAAATCAACTTAAATTAACAGCAAAAACTTTTGACTATTGATAATGAAAAAATTTAACAATTTTATAAAACAAATAACTACCCATAGAGGAGATAGACATGATTGAAACCATAGCCAATGAACTTTGGAGCGAACTCAAACGATATGTTAACACTGTGGACAGAGCAGATGCCGCAGAAACTATTGTATCAATTTTAATTGATCACGACAGTGATGTAGATGATATTCGAACTGCCTTTAAGGGCGACGCTGACATCAAACGAGCATTGACTGTGTATCTTGACAATGATAAAGATTACGAAGAAGAAGACGAAGAAGAAGATGAAACTGATGACGATCATGATTGGGAAGACTAATGTGGTACAGTCGTGTGGTATCAGATCTTGGAGCAATACCTGACTTTATTGCACACTATGAACAAGAGCTTGAGATAGCTAAACGTGACTGTCGTATTGGAGGTGTAGTTGAAAAAAATATATCTGCATTGCCCGGCATTACTGAACAACGATTTAACCAACTACAAGAAATTGAAGCAGTATTAAATTATCTGAATATTCAATTGCGAAAAATACGCCGTCGACATTTTCAAAAGTATCTAGAAGGATATGCCAGAGCATTGACCAGCCGAGACGCTGAAAAATATGTCGACGGTGAAGACGAAGTAATTGATTTTGAAACTATTATCAATGAAGTTGCATTGTTACGCAATCGCTGGCTGGGAATTATGAAAGGTCTTGACACCAAACAGTGGCAAATGGGACACATAGTAAGATTACGTACTGCTGGTATGGAGGATATACAAATATGAACACGTTTGCAACGTCAAAATTAAGTCATGCCCACAGTTTATCTATTTTAAATACCTTGCGCGAGTACGACGAGTTTATGGAAAGCATTGGCACACTGGTAGATTTAGGATGTGGTAGTGGGATCGACTTAGAATGGTGGGCTAGTCTGACCACCAGAGACGACACTCCAAAACCATTGAATATACGATGCACAGGTGTAGATCAATTTGAAACGTGTGATATAATTAAAAAATATCCTAATGCTACTTATCAACGCATGAATTTTGAAGATACTGCCTCTTTACAAAACAACAAATATGACGTACTTTGGTGTCATGATGCTTTTCAGTACTGCTTGGACCCATTGAATACACTGATAAAATGGAGAAATATCACCAATGATAATGGCATGTTGATTCTTTCAGTACCAAAAACAATTATTGTGCATCGTGGAAAATTGGCATTCCATCAGTACAATTCATGCTATTATCATCATACCATGATTAGTCTTATGCATATGTTGGCAGTTACCGGATGGGATTGTGTGGGAGGATTTTTTCAAGAAACAGTAGAAGATCCTTGTATAAATGTGGTAGTTTACAAAGGTATGCAAGGGCCGTTGGATTTTAACTCTACCACCTGGTATGATTTAGCCGAACAAAATTTGTTGCCAGAAAGTGCGTGTAAAAGTATCAATGCACACGGGTATCTGCGCCAACAAGATTTAGTTGTTCCGTGGTTGGATCGCAGTGTAACCTGGATGGAAAAACTCTAGTACACATGAAGCCGATACCAATTTTCATTGGGTATGATCCACGAGAAGCTATTGCTTATCACACTTGCGTTAACAGCATTGTGAGACACGCTAGTAATCCAGTGGCAATAATTCCGTTGGCATTAAATTTGTTTTCAGAATACAAGGAAACACATGCTGACAGTAGTAATGATTTTATATACACTAGATTTCTTGTACCATATCTTATGGAATATCAAGGATGGGCAATTTTTATTGATGGAGACATGATTGTAAGGTCAGACATCACTGAAATTTGTAATTTTCAAAATAATCACCAGGCAGTAGTAGTGGTAAAACATGATTATAAAACGTCAAAGCCTGTGAAATATCTTGGATATCCAAACGAAAACTATCCACGGAAAAATTGGTCCAGTGTGGTGTTGTGGAATTGCCAACACCCAGACAACAGTATTCTCACACCTGATTTGATACAAAACTCCACTGGATCGTATTTGCATAGATTTTCTTGGCTGAACGACAACAAGATAGGAGAATTACCCAAAGAATGGAACTGGTTACCAGATGAGTATGGTGCTAATCTAGAGGCAAAACTTTTGCACTATACTCTAGGTACACCGTGTTTTGAAAATTTTGCTAATTCTCCGCAAGCCAATGAATGGCATCATGAACGAATATTAACTGAATATTGTCAGCAGATACTACCATATCAAGTAACTAGTGATAAATAATAGTAGGAGAACACATACATGGCAACAGTACAAAACAGAACTTTACAATTTTATGGATATGCATTTGGAAACAGTAATGTTTCATTGAACGCTATTATAAATGGCACCACTGTGTTTTCTGGAGAAGTGGCCACAGTGAGTGGCCCTTTAGGGCCACTTACTCCAGATGAAACAGCTAATGCTCCAGTTTTGTTTACCATTCCAAATAGTCCACTATTTCCTACAGATTTCGCTGGTTCTTATCCTATGTCAATAGAAGTCAGCAATGGCGATGGTGTTGCTATGACAGTAATCAAGTGTAATTATATGCTTGAGCATGTGAAAACAACTGCCACTCTTGATAACTCAAGTATCACAGGAAATACTCTAACAGTTGGCTCAGTGACATCAGGCAACATTATGCCATTTATGATGTTGTCTGGTACAGGAATAGCAAATGTTACTGTTACTGTGTCAGACAACGGCAACGGAACCTGGCTGATAGGATCGCCTAATTGCCCCGAAGGACAAACTGTACCTGCTACTGCCATTGAACTAAAAGGCATGAGCGATGTTACAGGTACTGCTGACACATATGTAAGATGTTATCACGGTGAACCTGCTAATTCAGAAGGGACACCAGACCCACGTAGTAGTGTTATGGTCAACGGAATACAACAGGTTCCTCCAAGACCTAAATCAGAAGGTTGTTGGACTTGGATTGTTGAAAGTGGTAGCACAATTTCTTATAATTTAAATGTAGGTTTAGGGAATTGCGTCCAGGCATAAAAATTAATACTTTTTACTTAAAACCCTACAAGTTGTAGGGTTTTTTTATGGGCTTGACCTAAAATGATGTTTTTTGTATAATTACAGAATGATGAAAACACCTAAACGTACCAGTAATCCACAACCCAGAGCACATCGTGTGTTGTTTGATCGCGACTTGCCTTTTCGCCCACAAACTGAGCAAAATCGTGTGTTGTATCGACGCCACACTAAACATCGTGCCCAGTCGCTAGCAGATTGACACCAAATAGTCAT